GTTGTGCCTGACGTCGGGCGGTGGCATCGGTGTTGACTACTCAGTGTACCGGGAGAAGGGCGCACCGCTTGGCCGTACAGGTGGCGTGGCGTCTGGCCCTGTGTCTAAGATGATAATGATTAACGACATTGGGCGCGCTATCCGGCAGGGTGGTGACAGACGGTCGGCAATCTACGGCAGCTTGAGCGCTGAACACCCTGACGCTGAAATGCTTTTGTACGTCAAGGATTGGGACAAGATCGAGATTGCTGGCACTGGCAAGTCGCTGGCTGACGTCAAGGAACTGGACTTTAACTTCCCCGCACCGCTCGACGGCACGAACATCAGCCTCAACTACGGTGACAAGTGGATGAGCCGTTACAAGCGCACGGGCGACCCCGGCTCAGTGTTCCGGCAGAACGTGCGCCAAGCCATGAAGTCTAGCGAACCGGGCTTCAGCTTTAACTTTGGCGCTAAGTCAGACGAGACACTGCGCAATGCTTGTTGTGAGATCACGTCGGCGGATGACAGTGACGTCTGCAACCTCGGCTCGCTGAACATGTCACGGTTCGACAACCTTGAGGACTTCCGTGATGCAGTGGAGCTAGCAACGGCGTTCCTGTTGTGCGGCACCATGAGCAGCGCAGTGCCTTTTGAGAAGGTAGAACGTGTTCGCAGCCGCAACAGACGTTTAGGGTTGGGGCTTATGGGAGTCCACGAATGGCTGATTAGCCGTGGCGCACGCTACGAAATGACGGACGAGCTAAGCGCTTGGATGCGTGTCTATCAGGCAGCGTCCGACAGTACAGCGAAACAGCTTGCCAATACGCTCAGCGTCAGCGAACCAGTAGGCAAGCGCGCTATTGCGCCAACAGGTTCTATTGGCATTCTGGCAGGCACGACCACGGGCATCGAGCCACTGTTCAGCGTAGCGTACAAGCGCCGTTGGCTTGGCCCTGACGACACTTGGCAGTATCAATACGTTGTCGATTCAGCCGCGCAGTCAGTCATTGACATGTACGGTGTTGACCCTGACAGCATTGAGTCTGCCTTGGACTTGGCGGCTGACCCTGAGCGCCGCATTAAGTTCCAGTTTGAAATGCAGAAGTTTGTCGATCACGCCATTAGCTCAACGATCAATTTGCCTGCGTGGGGTAGCGACCTTAACAACGAAGACACAGTTGATAGCTATGTTGACTTGATTGCTAAGTACGCGCATGGCCTGCGTGGTCTTACATTCTATGCCGACGGTAGCCGTGGCGGTCAGCCTTTGACAAGCGTGCCGTACAGTGAGGCTAGCAATCAGCAGGGCATCACGTTCGTGGAGACCCATGACATGTGTGACATCAGCGGCGGCGGCACCTGTGGCAGTTGAGCAGCCCATCATTAAGCCTGAGTTGCTGGAATACTTAGCAGAAATGTTCCCTGACCAAGTGCCAGCACCGGAGGCAACAGAGCGTGAAATCTGGATGGCGGTAGGCGCAGTTCGCGTTTGTCGTCATCTTGCGCTATTATACGAGCAACAAAATGAAAACATTCTCAACCGAAAGGTGACGTAAGATGTGTCTATTCGGTGGCGGAAGCGCCCCGGCCCCACGGCCAGCGCCTATGCCCATGCTCCCACCACAGCCGCCTATCATTGTGCGTGCGCCAGAGCCGACACCTGCCCCGATAGAAGAAGCAGGACCGGAACAATCAGCACCAGCAATGGCTGGCGGCAACAAAGCCAATAAGTCCTTAGCGCTCCGCATTAGACGGCCAAGTAACGCGCAGGTTTCTTCTCCGATTAACTTGGGTGCAGCGAAAGTTGGACTCAACAGTGGAACAAAGTAACTGCGCGTCTCGGTTTGAAGCGTTAGGCACCCTGCGCGAAACCTTCCTACAGCGAGCGCGCGAGTGCGCTAAGCTGACACTACCCACCCTGATACCGGAGAGTGGTCACAGCAGTGCCAGCCGGTTTTACACCCCGTACCAAGGCATCGGTAGCCGTGGCGTCAACAATCTAGCGGCGCGTCTGCTGCTAAGCCTGCTGCCACCTAACACCCCGTTCTTTCGTCTGACACTGACTGACGCTGAAGCAGCGCAGCTTGCAGAAGAACAGCAGCTTTACGGCGCAGTCGAAGCTGAGTTGTCTGGCATCGAGCGCGCGGTAATGGGCGAGATTGAACGCGAGGGCTTGCGCGCTCCCGTGTTTGAAATGCTGAAGCACCTTATCATTGGCGGGAATGCGTTGCTGTATCTACCTCGTTCCGGTGGCGCAAAGGTTTACGGCATAGACAAGTTCGTTTGCGTAAGGGATTCGGTCGGCAATCTGCTTGAGGTCATCATCAAAGAACAAGTGTCACCTGCTGTCCTAGACAGTGAGACCGCTGCGATGATTGACGGGCAGAAAGACGACGTGGACCTGTTCACGAAGTTCTACATTGAGGACGGGCGTTGGCGTGTCTATCAGGACTTAGGTGGTCAGGTAGTTCCCGGCTCCGAAGGTAGCTGGCCGCTCGACAAGCCGCCTATGATGGCCCTGCGATGGAACCGTGTTGACGGTGAGGACTATGGCCGGGGGTTCGTTGAGGAATACTTGGGCGACCTGATTAGCCTTGAAGGTCTCAGCCAAGCTATCCTTGAGGCGAGCGCTGCCAGTAGCAAAGTCGTCTTCCTTGTGGCACCGAATGGCACGACGCGCGTTCAAGACTTGGCCGAAGCTAACAGTGGCGACTTCCGCAGCGGCAACGCAGCCGAAGTGTCAACGGTACAGGTGAACAAGCAGGCTGACATGTCAGTTGCCAGTGCTGTCGCGCAGTCTATTGAGCAACGTCTCGGCCAAGCGTTCATGCTGTACGACAGCGTGGTTCGCAACAGTGAGCGCACTACAGCCTTTGAGGTACGCGCACAGATCAATGCGTTGGAGACAGCGCTAGGCGGCACGTACTCTATGCTGAGCAATGAGTTCCAGCTTGTCTTTGTAAGACGCCTAATGGAACGCATGCAGCAGCAGCAACGCCTGCCGAAACTGCAAGACGGGCTGGTTGAACCTAGCATCGTCACGGGTACGGCAGCACTTGGTCGCGCAAACGACCTTCAAAACCTTCAGACATTCTTCCAGTTCATTGGTCAGCTAGGGCCAGAAATCCTACAGGGCTACTTGAACATGGATGAATTCGTGAAGCGTACCGGTGCCGCCCTTGGCATCGAAATGGACGGGCTGGTCAAGACGGCTGAGCAAAGACAGCAGGAAGAAATGGCCCGTCAGCAAGCAATCCAGCAACAGCAAGCCGCAGAGATTGCCAAGAGCGCAGCACCGCAAGCCGTGGCCGCAGCGCAAGAGCAATACATGCAAGCGGAAGGTGAAACCGTACAATGACAACCGAACAGCTAAACCTACCTATGCCTGACCAAGAGCAAGCCGCACCACAATCCCTTGAGGAACAGGTTGCGGCAATGGAGGCAGCACAAAATCCAGAAGCTGCACCGGAGCCAGCGCCGTCAGAACCAGAGCGCCCGGAATGGTTGCCAGAAAAGTTCAAGACACCCGAAGACCTAGCCAAGTCATACGGTGAGCTTGAAAAGAAACTTGGTAGTCGCGAACAGTCGCCACAGATGGATGGTCTCATTACTTCTGCTGAGCAAGAGTTCATGGAAAATGGCGGCGAGCTTAGCGAAGAAACCATTGAGAACTTTGAGAAGATGGGCATACCGCGCGCCTTTGTCGAACAAGTGCGCGACATGCGCGTGCGCGAGGCAGAACAGAACCGCCAAGCTATCATCAATGAATTTGGTGGAGACGAAATGGTGTCTCAAATGCAAGCGTGGGCTGGGCAGTCTTACGATGAGCCAATGATCGAGCGCCTAAACGACATGCTCAACAGCAATGACGTGACCACTGTGAAGATGGCAATGAAC